AGGTCTCTACAATGCAAACTTTCAAGGCCGTCAATAAGAATACAAATAAAATGGTAAAGGCTTTTATGCCTGTGCCTTACAATATTAACATGCAACTTAGTATTTTATCTAAGTTGAACGAAGACGCTATACAAATATTAGAACAGATACTACCATATTTTCAACCAGCTTTTAATCTTACTATTGATTTAGTGGATATAATTGGAGAGAAGAGAGATATGCCAATTACTTTAGAAGGAATTCAGATGGAAGATACATATGAGGATGATTTTTTACAAAGAAGAGCATTGACATATACATTGAACTTCACCTGTAAAACGTATCTATTTGGCCCAATCAATAATAGTAGTGATGGATTAATCAAGAAAGTACAGACAGATTACTATTCAGAGACTGCTAATATCAAAATTGCAGCTAGACAACAAAGATACACTGCAACACCAGCTGCGATTAAAGACTATAATAATGATAACACCGCAGCTACTAATGAAACTATAGATACTGTGAGAACCGAGTTTGATCTTAACAGTGCGATAGCTTTCAGAAAGGGAGATTACATACAGATAGATGAGGAGAAAATGTTGATTAGATCCATTACTGGTAACAGAATCAAAGTTAAAAGAGGTATGTTTACTAGCGTGATCAAACCACATGACATCAATGTACCAGTAAATGTAATCAATGTACAAGATGATGTACAAGTCATTGAAGGTGATGACTTTGGATTTGGTGAAACCAGAATTGATTTCGCTGATGGTGAAATTTATAGTAGTAGTCAAGGAAGGGACTCTGAATTATGATTGAAACTTTAATTGCTGCATCGACTGCCGTTACCACTATGGTTACAGTATCATGTACAGATATCAACACTCTCGTTGATCGTGCTAAAGTCTATCCTGACCTTAGTGCAGAAGATAGAAAGGAAATCATTGATCTGTATTATGATTTTGGAAAAAAATATGGATTAGATTGTGAGGGAGCGACATGATTGAAGACGAAAATTTTGATGCGATAGAAGAGGCTCTAGAAGTTACCGATAGGGGTGCTGAGATAATGAAGAAAGAACCTGTATCTAAACCTGTCAAGAAGATAAAATCAGGAAAAGAAGATCTTACTAAGGATTATGAGTATAGTAGAGCTCAATTATATTCTCTAGTTGAGAAAGGTCAAGAGGCTGTAGATGGTGCATTAGACGTTGCACAACAGTCTGATTCTGCAAGAGCATATGAAGTTGCTGGACAACTTATCAAACATGTTGCCGACACAGCAGATAAATTGGTAGATTTACAGAAAAAAATGAAAGATATTGATGAGGTAAATATTAAACAGAACACTACCAATGTTACTAACAACTCTCTGTTTGTAGGAAGTACGTCTGAACTACAGAAGATGCTAAAGAAAATGAACAAGGAGAATGATAAATGAAAAGATTCAGAACACTAAGAGAAGAAAATTGGAGGAGACTCAATAAGTATGGTGCAACATACACTATTACTTTCCAATTCAGAGGGCAAACTAAAATGATTCAAATGTTTTTCCCACAAAGAGCGAGACCTTTGAAGAGAGATGTTCAAAGTGAATTGGACAAAGTGTATCCTAGTGGCAAAGTATTATACTATGCACCCTCAGAAAAAGATCCAACGAAACCTTTATTAGTAATTGACCCCTGATAGATCATGATACAGCATGAACAATACCTTGGAAATCCTAATCTAAAAAAAGCAAACGTTGCTCAGAACTTTACTAAGAAACAAGTTGCTGAGTTTCTAAAGTGTGCTGGAGATCCTGTATATTTTGCAATGAAATATGTGAAGATCATCAACTTGGATGAAGGTCTAGTGCCTTTCAAGATGTATGACTTCCAAGAAAAGTTAGTACATAATTTTCATAACAATAGATTCAATATTTGTAAGATGCCTCGACAGTCAGGTAAGTCAACGACTGTGGTGTCTTATCTTTTACACTACGCCATCTTCAATGATAGTGTCACAGTAGGTATTCTTGCAAACAAAGCTCAGACTGCAAGAGATCTGTTAGGTAGATTACAGATAGCGTACGAAAATCTACCAAAGTGGATGCAACAGGGTATTATTGCATGGAACAAGGGATCTATGGAATTGGAAAACAAATCCAAGATCATTGCTGCATCAACCTCCGCATCTGCTGTTCGAGGTATGTCATTCAACATCATATTCTTGGACGAATTTGCTTTCATTCCCAACCATATTGCAGATGATTTCTTTAGTAGTGTATATCCTACTATTAGTTCTGGTAAGTCTACTAAGGTAATTATTGTTTCTACCCCAAGAGGTATGAATCATTTTTACCGACTGTGGCACGATGCAGAACTGGATAGAAACGAATACATAACCACAGACGTTCACTGGTCAGAAGTGCCAGGCAGAGACGAAGCGTGGAAAGAACAGACGATTAAGAACACATCAGAAGCACAGTTCCGTGTTGAGTTTGAGTGTGAGTTCTTAGGATCTGTTGATACGCTGATTGCACCGTCTAAATTAAAGACTATGGTTTATGATGAACCAATCAATCGTGGAAAGAGGGGCGGAGAGATATATGAAAACCCAATAGACAAACATAATTACTCGATTACTGTTGACGTTGCAAGAGGTGTAGAAAAAGACTACTCTGCCTTTATTGTCTTTGATACCACAGAGTTTCCATATAAGATTGTAGCTAAGTATAGGAACAATACAATAAAACCAATGTTGTTTCCAAATGTCATTTTGGATTTTGCTAAGGCATATAACAATGCGTATATCTTATGTGAAGTAAATGATATAGGAGATCAGATAGCGTCTATACTATTTTACGATATGGAATATGAGAACGTTTTGATGACTGCTGTAAGAGGTAGAGCTGGACAAGTATTAGGACAAGGATTTTCTGGTAGTAAGGTGCAACTAGGAGTTAAAATGTCTAAGACTGTGAAGAAAATAGGTGCTCTGAACCTCAAGACTCTCATAGAAACAGATAAATTGATAGTCAAAGATTACAATATCATTGCAGAACTAACAACCTTTATCGAAAAGAACAACTCATTTGAGGCTGAGGAGGGATGTAATGATGACCTTGCCATGTGTTTAGTAATATTCTCATGGTTAGTCATGCAAGATTATTTCAAAGAGATGACAGATGATGATATAAGAAAGAGAGTCTATGACGATCAAAGAGATCAGATAGAAGCAGACATGGCTCCATTCGGATTCATACAAGATGGTGTATCTGAAGAAACATCTTTTGTAGACACAGATGGAGATAGGTGGCATGTGGACGAGTATGGTGATAAATCATACATGTGGGACTACCTCTGATGGATTTAGATGAACCAGTTCTATTTTTACATGAGAGAAAATGCAGAGTATGTGGTAAAACCTATTCACTAACAGAGGGATTCTATCTTACCAGAAAGAGCAGAGGCGAGAAACCATCTTCATATTCATATGAGTGTAAAGCTTGTACTATTGATAGAGTAAAAAATAAAAAGAAGAGAGGTAAAATAGACGTATATCCTGATTGGTAGGGGGTTCATGTATAGTTTCCCCAGTGAAAAAGTAGTAAATTCTAAATAATAACAGAGAAAACAACTGAGAGTTCGAGGAACAACAACATGGCGCTAAATCTAGTATCTCCAGGCGTTAAGGTAAGAGAGGTAGACCTAACAGTAGGAAGAATAGATGGAATCAACGATCAAGTTGGAGCTATCGCTGGGCCTTTTGAAAAGGGGCCTGTAAACGAGCCAGTTCTAATTGAGACTGAATCCGATCTTCTGGAAACATTTGGGGCTCCCAAATCTACTGACGGACAATACGAATACTGGATGACTGCATCCGCTTTCTTGTCATACGGTGGTATCCTTAGAGTCTTGAGAACAGACAATACCACACTATCTAACGCTAACGCACCTGTTGGTGTTGCGATTACTAACCTTTCAATCAAGTCATCTGAAGATTATTACAATAATCGTTCTACAGATACTAGTTGGATGTATGCTTCAAGAAACCCTGGCTCTTGGGCAAATGATCTAAAGGTTTGTACTATTGATGGAAAGGCAGACCAAAGAATCGCAATTGGTACAGAAGGAATGGTTGTTGGATACGCAGTTACAGCGGGATTCTCAACTAGTGTTGCGAACACAGACGGAACTGTTGGTGTTCAAACAGGTTATCTTAAAGGAATTATTACTGGTATCAACGTAGGATCTGTTGATGTTAAGGTTGTAAGTAAGCACAACATTACAACAGACGTATGGAGCGCAGTAGATTATGAAGAGGGTTCTTCAACTGCATCTTTCCAAGGTTATAGTATTGGAATCTACAATGACACTATCAATGCAGATTCAACAATCAACCATGCAA